GTGATCACATTCTGGTGGTTCTCGACGATGAAACTCCGCCCAGCGAAACGATTGTTGCGCCGGACATCGCACGGAACCGCGAAATCGGAACTCGCATCGGTACTGTGATCGCAGTCGGACCTGGGAAGTGGCGCGAAGCTGGCAAAAATAGCGAGAGCTGGATGCTCAACCCTCTGCGTCGCAAGCCGATGACGCTCAAAGTTGGCGATCGCGTGACCATCGGCCACTACTCCGACTGGGAATCGTGGTTCTCGGATTACGAAGGACGGGGTAAGAACGTGGTGCTGTGTCAGGAAGCGGACGTGCGAGGGGTGCTGCGATAGCTCCGGGCAACAAAGAAGCGTTTGAAGCTGCGTTTGAGAAAGTTTACGGCTATTCTCCAAAGCCCAGCGAGCCCTGGTCGGGAACGGCTTCTGGTTATCAACCTCCCGAAGATCACATCTACCAAATTTGGCTTGCTTCAGGTGAGGCTATTGAGAAAGAGATGGCGAGACGATGATCCTTACCGAACAGGCCAAGAAGAAGGTTCCTAAATCCGAGCGCGGCGTCCCCGGGAAATCCGGAACAGGCAGCTATCCCATGCCAGACAAGGAACACGCGCGAGCCGCCGTTGGCCTGGCAGCGATGCACCACGGCAAAAACTCTGCCTTCACCAAAAAGATTCGCGCCAAAGCTGCTCGGCTCTATCCCGGCGGCGAGAAGAAGTTGAGCGACCTCAAATAAGTTGAGCACTTCCCCAAAGATCATTCCCAATGGAACCCACCACTAAGGTTCTTCCCTGTGGCAAATGTGGGCGGGAGATGGTGGTCTCGATCCGCACGATAGTGATCTTCTGCGGCGCGTGCTCGGCAACACTCGGCGATAAGAAATAACTCCTCGGCAATGCCCGTAACCCTTTCATCGAAATCTAAGAAGCGAGGCGGTAAGTCGTCCGCCGACGAGGATCTGATCGCGACTTCGCTGAAGCGATTCAAGATCACCGCTGAAGCCGAGTCGGAATCGCGGCGGCAGGGGCTCGAAGACCTGAAGTTCTCAATCGGCACCGGGCAATGGGATGACGCTGTAAAAGCCAGCCGGGAAATCGAAGGTAAACCCTGTCTAACCATCAACCGCGCGCCGTCGTTCTTACGCCAGTACACCGGTGAAGAACGCCAGCACCGTCCCGCGATGCTGGTGAGCCCGGTCGGAAACGGCGCGGACCTGCAAGTCGCGAAGATTCATCAGGGCGTTTTGCGTCACATCGAAGTGGCCAGCCGAGCTGACACCACTTACGACAGCTCTTACGACATGGGGATGCGGATTGGCTGGTGTCCCTGGCGCATTAAGGTCGATTACGTTTCGGAAACAGGCTTCGACCAGGAGCCGCGCATCGAGGCAATCGAGAATCCCTTCGCCGTCTATCTCTCGCCGGTTCGCCGTCCGGATGGCACCGATCCTCTGTGGGGACATGTGATCCGTGATTTCCAGAAAGACGAATACCTCACGGAATTCGGCAAGACTGAGCTCGCGCGGCTGAATTTCCCTAGCCAAATGGGGAATGCAGAGCCCGGCTGGGTTACGAAAGACGGTGCACGAGTAGCGGAATACTGGTGGATTGAGCTCACCCCGGCGATTCTCTATCACCTCGATGACGGATCGATCAAATTAGGTGATGAAATCACCGAAGAGGAGCGCAAGAACGCGGGTGGGAACAAACGGGAAACCGTGATTCGCAAAGTGCACTGCATCAAGCATGACGCCATGCAGGTGCTCGCGCGCTACGAGTGGCTGGGTAAGTACATCCCCCTTCCTGAATTCAACGGCGTGCGCCTGAACGTCGATGGAAAAATCTATCGTGCCGGAATGATCCGTGACTATCGCGATGCGCAACGGATTTATGACTTCATGGTGACGCGTGCGGTCGAGCAAGTGGATATGGTCTCGAAAGACCCGTTGTGGGTGGCCGACGAGAACGCGCAATACGGCGAAGACTATCGCCAGATGAGCCGGAAAAACTTCTCCCACGTCTTTCATAAGGCATACGATTCGCAGAACCGTCCATTACCTGTCCCCTCGCGGGCTAATCGCGAAGCTCCGATTCAGGCCATGCAAGCCCTGATCCAGCAGGCCGATTACGACATGAAGGCAGTCGTCGGAATCTACGGGTCTTCACTCGGCGAGGAAGCTGGAAATACCCAAGAATCCGGGCTCGCCATTCTGAGCCGACGCCAGCAGTCCGATACCGGGATGATCTCGTGGCACGACAAGCTGAATGAAGCCATCGCCTGGCAGGGGAAGATACTTCTCGATTTGTGGCCGAAATACATTTCGCGGGCGAAAGTGCAGCGCATCATCAACCCCGACGACACGACCAAGCACGCAGTGGTTTTTAACTCCTCATACTCCGATCCGCAAGACGCGCAAGCAATGCTGAATCCCGACGCCGGGATGAAGATGGCCTACGACGTGGGAGTCGGCGATTATGACCTCACACTTTCGAGTGGACCGATGTACCAGACCCAACGACAGGAAGCATTCAAAGCCATCAGTATGGTCATCGCAGAGGACCCGCAGCAAATGCTGCCAGTGTTGGGAGATGTTTGGTTCAGCAATGCCGACTTTGCGGATGCCGATATTTTAGCTGCCCGCTTCAAGAAACTCTTACCCCCGAATTTGCTGGACTCCGACGATGATGATGTACAGAGCAGGCTAACGAAGGCGACAGCAGAGTTGCAGCAGTTGAGCACGCAATACAACCAGTTGTTGATGGAGATGAACCGGGCCTCGGACACTATTCGCACGAAGCGTTTGGATCTCGAATCGAGAGAGCGCATCGCGCTGATGAATAACTTCACGGCTCTTACTGTGCAACGGCTTAAATCTCACGATGCGGCAGCGCAAGCATTGATGGACAAGCAGCTAGAGGCCATCACCATGCAATTAAGCGCCATGCACGAAGGAATGAGCATCGACGACGATGCCGGTGCCGCCCCGAACACACCAGAGTTGCCGAACCAGGTTGAGCCGCACGTGCAGCCGATTGTCCCAGCGTCCCCGACGCCGAGACCGCAGCCAGTTACGCAGTAAGCAATCCAGAGCAATCCACAAACCCTACAAACACAGGAGGAAGTGATGACGCCATCAGGGATCATTTTGAGTTCAGGAAGCCAGGGAGCGACCAAAGAGTCGCTCGAAAGCGTGTTAACCAAAAACGGATTCGAGCCGGAAAAGCCGGAAGTGGTCGCACCCGTCGAGCCCAAGCCGGAAGATTTTGAATCCGACGAAGAGTGGGAGAAGGCGAAAGCTGAGTTCGATGCTGCGACGGAGGACGGTGAGCGAAAAGAGGAAGAGGAAAAAGAAGCGGCAGGGGACAAACCCGAAACCCGTCAACAGCACAAACCCACCCGACGTCAGAAAGCCGTCGAGAAAGCCACCAAGGAACTGCGGGAGGAACTTGCGAAAGCGAATGAACGCCTCGCCGCGCTCGAAACTGGAAAGGGTAAGGCTGCGGCCACCGAAACCGTCAAGCCACCAACTGAGCCCAAGCGCGAAGATTTCAAGAGCGACAAGGAATTCGACGACGCTCTGTTCGACTATCGCTACAAACTGCGCCGCGCCAATGAAGAAGTTGAGAACGCGCAGAAGAGGCTGAACGACGGCCTCGCCAAGAATTTCGCCGACTACAAGGACGCAGTCGCTGACTTCAAAGAAGATCACGACGACTGGGATGAAGTAGTCGACCAGAAACTCGCCATTCCACAGGCGGTTTATTACGCCATCGTCGATTTAGGCAAAGAGGGGCCGCGAGTGACCTATCACCTCGGGCAACACCCGGAAGTCGTCGACGAGCTGGCGGAAATGACGCCCTACCGTGCCGCGATCGAAGTGGGACGCCTCGCCGACAAGCTAAAAGGCGGCAAGCCCAGCACGGAGAACCCGAAACCCAAGCCCCGCGTGCTTCCTGAGCCAGTGCGAACCCTCTCGACCAACGCGGCGCAATCCAGCCTGACCCGACGCGAGGCAGCAGCGAAACGCGATTACAAATCTTTCAAAGTTGCGGATCGTGCCGGCAGGTAAACCCTCTTAAGGAGAACGACTTTGGGAAACTCAATTCTCACGAATCAGGAGATCAGTTTCAAGAACCTGATGGTGCTTGAAAATTCGATGTCCTTCACCAAGAAAGTGAAACGCAATTACGATGACCGCTTCGGACGCTCCGGCGCGAAGATCGGTTATATCCTCAACATCCGCAAGCCCGCCCGCTCGGTTTCGACCGCCGGACAAGGCATTCAGTTGCAGGACTACATCGAACGCTCGGTTCCTTTGGTCCTCAACAAGCAGTATCAGCAAG